ATGCTAGCGTCAGGCATGCGCTGAATAGCACACTTATCATCTGACGACGCCGCCAGAAACCGCTTAAGCCGATCTTCACTTTCATTGCGTAGTTTCCTTTCTTTATCTAACTGGCGGGCGGTGGCTGCTCGGTTGGCGGCTTCATTCACCTGGTATGCATCAATAATGTTGCCGAGGGCTGTATTTGTGGCTTGCTCGGCCACCAGCTCCGCTTTCGTTTTTTCGACCTTATTTGAGAGCCGATAACTGTTAAAGAACAGAGCCGACACAACCACCACCAGCACTGCAATGACTAATCCAATGGCCTTATTCATCCAGCCCCCAGCATGTCAGTTCGCTTTCCTGTGCGCGGCGTTCTATCTGCCCGTAACAGTTATTTGAGCGAATATTGCAATCCTTGCCGCCATCACGAACCCAACGTTTGATCTCAGCACATGCGCCTTTACGGTCACCGGCATTGAGTTTGTAATAAAACGTTGAGGGTAGACATTTATCGGGGCCGATGTTGTACGGGCAGAATGACGCTATACCGGCTTTCTGCGGCTCAGTGAGTGGAACATGAACATTACGTTCTACCCATGCGATAGCGGCTGCAGCTTCTTTATGGTTTAACTTGTCACACTGAGCGGCGGTGAGTGTCATGCCCATCTGAACCGGCCTACCGTCAATAACAGTAATCCCACGGCAGATAGTGGGTTTCCCCATACCGTCGCGATAAGCCGACAGACGGTTGCCCTCTTTTTCATCCAGAAAACCACCAAGAATTATTGTGGCCGGTGCTGCAACCATAACCAGGGCCAGAACTGCCGCACTCAATTTGCTTTTTGTCGGTGCCATCACTCACCATCCGGTTTATAGCCGTGGCGACGATCCCAAATCTTCACACCAGCATTGAGTAAAAAGGTGAGCGCCATAAAAAATAACGAACCAAGAACACCGATAACCGTCCACTCATCAGGGGTGAATCCGGCGATCAGCTCTTTAACCCAGAAAATAAAACTACCACCCGACACGGTATAGGAGACCGCTGTTGTTATATTGCTCATCTTCATAGTCTCCCCCTCCCGGTCAGCGGGTTGGGCGCGTAGTTAAGGAATTTAGCCCACCAGTGCAGCCACTCATCTGTTAATAGTGTGTGTGGAGTTGATTGGGTGACTGGTGGGCTAAAACGAAAAAGGCTGCTAAAAGCAGCCTTCATAATGAATTGATAGTTAAACTGATTTATTAATTCTTTTTACTATTTTTTGGCATGATTGCCTCAATAGCTTGCTTCGAACGTTCTTGTTCAGAATTATGACGCTTAACCATATCTGGGCCAATCAAGCTAAAAAGAACCGTTAGTAATTGCCAAAGCGTTAAAAACACCAGAACAGCATATGACAACCCTCGGAAAAACTCTTTATGCTCAGATACGATTCCGAATTGTTTTACCAGCGGGGCAACGACTCCAATCACTAGAACTGTAGCTAAAATAGCAGTTGAATGAACAATTGGAGTAAACAAGCGAGTTATACCACTACCATTGGAATCCGAGGACGATCCCCCTCCTAGAAATGACTTTTTAAGCCGTTCTGGATAGATAATTGCAAACCAAGCCCCAACAACTGCAAAAATTATGGATGCTGTAGTTCTGAGAGCCTCATATAGTGGCCACTGATTTGCAAATGGTACATTTTTACCAAGATAGGCAGAAAATATTATTACTAATGTTATAATAATTCCGCCTATAAATTTCATGTTAAATTCCCGCCTCTTTGAAAATAATGTCCCTCTTACCTACAAGCTCTGCAAGCAAAGAATCAGAAGTAACAAATTCCGCATCTTGACGTACTAAGTCTAGTGGAAATTTTGTTCTAGCTAATGAACGGCTGAGCCAATATTGTTTGGAATCTCCTTTAAATACAAATCCATAGTCACATGAATTCGTATCATTGTTCTTATTCCAGTCGGCAATCATGCCATCAACATCATTTAAGTCGATTTCTGGCGATAATTCATACCTAATTTTTGTTGATACTGCAGCATTCTGAGGCTGGCTTACGTGCAAGTTTATCAATAGTTTTTGCCATAAGCTTAAATCCTCTGCGTTTGCAACATTCAACTCCACGACCTTCTCAACCTTAGATATATTATTCGCGTTTTGCCTGATAATGTCATGTTTTCCGGGATTTTTGACTAATCCAGTTACAAACTGTGGATAGTGGCGTTTCTTCGGGAGATGCTCATCATCAGGATTGGCCTTATAACCCTTAACTACCATTTCCGGTGTCCCATCTTCAGAAACAACACATTCGGCCATCACTCGATTAGATGACTGCTTTAAGAAATTGAACAAATAGCATTGCATTGCTTTTTGCCCAGTTAACGTATGGTTTAGCTTAATACTTGCAACTGCTCCCTTTGATGGGATAAACCAAAAATATGTGGCATATCCTGGGATGCTACCCTCTTGTATGGCATTTAAAATCACTGCGGGCCCAGTACCAAACTGAGCATCAGCCTCTACCGAGGGAACTCCCTGCTCTGTAGAGGGTACTTCATTCCATAATAGCAAGACAAAATTATCACCACTTTTCTTAACATCAAGCAGATAGGCGGGAAGGACGCTATCGTTAGCTTCGTATGTTTTTGTCTGCTTAAGTGTCTTGCCTCCAGCCCAACCATGAAGATCGGTTAGTAGTTCAAGGCAATCGCCGAACTCTACTGCTTCAGAGCCATACAAGTAGTAACCACACTTATGAATTTTGTAAAAGGTAATAGTTGCTATTTCACTAACCATAAACTCACATCCAATGTAATGGGAAAGAGCTTAATTTAATCTTATTTATGTATTTTTGTTACTGATCATTTCAACAGCAAGTAATACTGTTTATATATACAGTATCAGTAATTAAATCATAAGCAACAAGATAATGCCTATCAGTAGAAACAAAAAACACTGGAATTAGCCTCAGATTTGAAGCCGGTTACGGTTCCGGCGTCAACACCTACCAATGTGCTGACCGCATACCTTTAAATGTACTTCTGTGGTGGCGGGGAATTCGCCGACGTCGTTTCACTGGTGTTCCACTTGTATCCCCACACATCGGTGCCTGCTTTCACCACATTCGGCTGAGCACCAAGCCATTGGTGGAACAATGATCTGAATAGATTGGGATATGAACCCGTTATTCAGTGATGCTCAGACGAATGTAGAAAGCAAAAAACCCCGGCGATTAACCGAGGCTTTGAATTCGGTGCTGTGATAGCTGACCCTGTAACCGTACCAACGATAATGCAATCCTTGCACCAAGGTAACTATCACAGCACTGTATAACTTACAGCGTAATAATAAATAAAGAGTAAACATAACCTTGTTTATAGTTGTCATGCGTCACAAAATAACGAAACCCCGCCGAAGCGAGGTTTATTTGACAGGATAAGCGCTACTGCACAACCAACTCTTATCACACTAGAACACTTTATGCGTAGCGCACTAATCCTTTTTTATCGTTTTCATGAATATTTTGAACTTGAGTATAAGGGTCCATCTCAAGAACAGCGCCCGTCATTGCCAAGCAACCATCGACAAAGCCCTCTGCAACCTGCATCTGCTGGCGAATGCGGCCCTCAGATACTTTGTATCGCTTCGCTATCTGCCGCTTTGAAACGCCACAGATGTAATGCAGGCATATCAATGAGTATTCATGCGTCAAGCGCCGGGCCTTTAACTGACCTACTGCCGAATCAATGATTAGGCCATCATCATCACAGCAGGATTCTTGACGGCTTGAAGTGGCAGGTAGTAACCCTTTAAATCCTGCTGCGATAGGTGAGTAATCAACACCAGAACTATCACGCGCCCAAACGCCCCAGCGGGCCAAAACTAAAGAAATATCTCTCATGATGAAGCCCCGCGTGATTTTGCTGTGACTATGGCACCAATGCCATATGCCCGGTTTAATGTGCGAATGACGTGATAAAGCTGGCTGCCGTGTTTTTCCTCCCACGCAGCAACATCTTTATGTAATCGGTCATGACACTCTCGAGTTAATGGAATAGTAAATATGTCGTGAGGTTTAGTTCCCGCTCCGCCCAATCCATGATTAACGATGTGGTGCGGATCATCAGCCGGACGCTCACACCCACAACAACATATTTGTGATTTAACCCACCGCGTATATTTCTCACACTCCCATCGTTCCATCTTGGGAAGTAACATAAACCCGGCTAGTGGTTCCGGATCAATTTCAATGGAAAGCACTTTCTTAACCCGCTCAACTTTCGATTCAATGATTTGTGTTGGGTTTGGCGTCCAAGTGATATCACTCTCCCTCGTTGGCCCTGATTTCATCACTGCTGGTAGCATCCGAAGGCTGGCGCGAGCAATGGAATCCGGTAATAAGTCATAAACCTCATTAACCACCGCCCAATAGCATAATTCCGGCATAGTGAGCTGGTGGCCCTCAGGAAACCGAAAATGACCGCATACGGTTGAGATTATCCAAGTGATGAGATTGCTGGTGGCCAGTTGATCCAATCGGGGGAGTGTATGCTCTCTCAGCTTATTATCGTGATGCCAACACAAACGAATAGAACGCTGGCCATAACGCAATGTCGTGAGATTGTGGACATGAGTATCATCCGGATCATGCCACTGACACTCTTTCAGCCGTTCAACCCATGCCTCAAGCACACGCGGGCCACCAGCAGCATTGATAACCCGCTCATGTTCAAAGAAGGGTAAAAATCGCGGATCATTGGCTAGCTGTTGATTGGCGACCGGCAACGCGCCAGCAGGCAGCAATTTAAACTCATCCGGTTCAGTGGCCACCAGCAAGCGGCCTGACATATACGGCAATAAATCTGCACCTGGCTTCAATATCACCACGCCCAGCTCACGCTGAATAAACGGGGTTAATAGCGCTCTCATTCTCCCCTCCGTGAATTCGCAATGGCTGGACAGAGATCGATACTATTGATGCACTCATTGCCCCAGCTATCCCAACCCTCGGCCTGTGTTCTGGCAAACAGCTCAATACGCGGAACATCACCCAACAGAGAGACAAGCAGATCACGGAAAATATCTGGTTTGGCACTGTGCTCACCGCGTGGCGCGGTCTGGTGCTGACAAATGGCCGCATTCAAGCGTTCAGGCAAACGGCCTTTCACAGCAAACAGCACATCTTCACTATTAGCGCGGGTCATATGGCCCATGCCGATCGCACTATTCCCTTTTAATTTATTGGTCTTGTGCCAGGTGAAGCCCTTCATTGTCATCAGCCTGAAGCCCCAAGCCTCGACAACCTTTAATGCCTCAACTGGCTGAGTGGGTACCCACCACATAGCAAGCAGGCAGCTTTCACCGGCCAGTTCCCATATAGGCAGACGGCAGATATCAGCAAGATCCATAGTCTTATATTTAAAATCGACGCCTCGCTTTCCGCTATTGGCTTTGTCACGATAAGTCCACGGCGGATCTGCATAAATGATTTGATAGGTCATGCTGCTGCCTCCCCGTTCACGCGCTGGATGCATTCTTTCCAGATGGCGTTCCAACGCTGAACCGCAAAACTGGCGTTCATTGAACGGATACCTGCTTTGCTGGCTTCACCGCTTACGGTTACTTCCAGTTGGCTTGGCTTAACGTTTTGGCCTGTCCCGGAAATAAAACGTTTGTAAGCTGCATCTCTCTCTGTGTGATCTGTAGCCTGGGCCTGTTGCGATGCGGTTTTCCGTCCCTCACTGTGCCAGGCACTGGCAGCCAGTAGATTTCCATCAAATTTAGTCGGTCGAAACATGGTTTCTGGATTCAGGAACTTTGCCCACTGAGTACCAAGCCAGCGGCTTACCAGATAATCAACGACCAGCATCAGCGAATCTTTGTCATGACCATCGGTCAGACGAGCGCGAATATTCTGGAGGTTGGTTTTGATGGTGGTGTATTTAGCCCCTGTTAGCTGGTTCAGGTGCTTGAGGATTTCGATAGCCTCGTCGGTGAACTTAATTTCTTTAGAAATATTCTCATCTCGGGCCGCCGCCACCGGCGGTTGCCCAAAAGTGTTTTTACTTGATGGATCAGGGGTTGAATTTACTGACGGATCGCCCCCAGATTCTGGCGGGTCAAAAGTGCCATTTCTGCCAGATTCCGACCCGTCGAATTTTGAGCCATCAGATTTTGACCCGTCAGATTTTGAGGTGTCGGATTCTGACGCATGAGCAGCGGCCTTAAGTTTGACGACATTCAGCTGATAAACATTACTGGCGTTTCGATTACCGGCGCGGCGGGCTTTCTTGCTTAACCAGCCATCGGTTTCCAATTCAGCCAGCGCAGTACGGACGGTGCTCTCACCTGCCCCTATCTGCCGGGCAATCGTCGTCACTGATGGCCAGCACACCCCCTCATCATTAGAGAAATCAGCAAGACGGGCCATGATTGCCACCTTCGATATTTTCATACCCGCAGCTGCACAGCCGTCCCATACATAACTGGATAGCTTTACGCTCATACAACCGCCTTATATTCTTTCCTGAAACGCCGAATGGGGATTGAACAGTCATGCTCATAATCATCACGACGAAAAATGACTTGCCCGGTTGCGCTGTCGTAGCCAATAACGTGAACGCGAATACCGCGCTTATCGGTGTAGTACCGATCAAGCAATTGAATGGGGTTAGTCGTGGTCGTGCCGGGATTAGTCATACACTGCCCCACTTACGGCAGACCACACCCACAATCCCATGCGCCCTGCTGTGGTTGCACGGTTTCCACTGGCCCCTTATCATTCGTTCATACCGGAACGGACTGACACAAACGCAACGCAGTTGCGGAATAGAACGTTTAGCCGCTACAATGTTCATGCGTTAATTACTCCACACGTTTAGTTAATGCACCCGACGCCTCAGTGCCGCACACTGGGGCGTCACCCCATAACATCACCGATATCGCAATAATCTCTGCAATAATTGACTGCGCTTTATACCCCTTAGCTTTCAGCCTCTTAGTTTCATCACGGTCTAACACACCGTCAGCGGTAAACTGATTATGAGCACGGCCAAAATCACCCAAAGCCACCAGCAGATCGTTAAATTTGATCAGTAGCTCGTCGTTGCCAATGTCATTCACTTCCGGCAGCTTCACGAAAACACCACCAGCACGCTTACACATGGCCTCTGTGATATCAGAGCGGCCAGAGATAGATTCCATCTCTACCGCCATGCCCAGCGGCACGACCTGCCCCGCCAACTGGCGAACGCGGTTACGTAATGCATTCTCAGTACCGGACAGTGGACATAACTGTTTAGCCATTGCGTCATACTTGCCCGGTGTCTGAGTTATCAGCTGGTGTATTGCGTCGCTGATGTCTGGTTGGGTTGGAAAGTCTTTGTTATCCACAATGTTTCTCTCTCTTTGGTGGTTTAACTTAGGCCGCTGGTGCCGTAGGCTTCTGGTAGTCGGATGGGTCATACTTCAATTTCCCTTCCGTAATCTTTTCAGCTTTTAAAGCCTGCTTTTCTGGAATGATGTGACCCCATTGGCAAACAGCGCTATGCGAAACACCCAGAGCTATAGCGGTTTTCGATGTGCCCTTGAAGAATTCAAGAACGTCAGTTTTATGCATAGTTACCTCCATAAAAGTAAGCATACTTACATCGTATATTCACAGACTACTTACGTCAACTGAATGTAAGATTACTTACGTCTTTTATATATGGTGGATGCTATGAATACAGTTGGCGGAAGAATCAAATTCAGGCGGCGGCAGTTGAAGCTGACCCAAAAAGATATCGCTGAATATGTAGGCATTTCTGCGTCTGCCGTAACTCAATGGGAAAGTGATGCAACCGGCCTATCCAGCGATAGCCTGCTGAAACTCGCCTCATTGCTTGAATGTTCACCAGAGTGGCTTTTATCTGGAAAGGGAGAATTAGAACCTTCGATAAAGGCTATGGCCAGCAAATCAAAAGTTGTCCCCGTTATTTCATGGGTACAGGCCGGTGCCTGGACTGAAGCACTTAGCTCGACTGGTGTCAGATCTGAATGGGTTGAAACTACAGCAAAAATTTCTGATTTTGCATTTGCCTTAAGAGTTAAAGGCGATTCAATGACAGCATCAGGCTCACTAAGCATCCCTGAAGGGGCTATTGTGATAGTCGATCCAGAATACGGATTTATTGAAGATGTTAATGAAAAAATCGTTATAGCTCAAACAAATGGAAATCATGAAGCGACAATTAAGAAATTTGTAATTGATGGCCCTAATAAATATTTAATGCCGTTAAACCCTCAATTCAAGCCCATTGAAGTAGATGACACCTGCAAATTGATTGGTGTAGTAAAGCAGATAATCATCGACCTGCCATAATCACTTATATCTTCTTAAAGAGGCCCGCCATGCGCGGGTTTTTTTATGCTACCGCCTTAAAAGTAAGTTAACTTAACTTTTATTCTTGACTTTAAATGTAAGTTTACTAATACTGAATCTATCAACAGCGAACAGGCAGGACGCCCACGTAGTAGCTGCCGGTGGCATAGAAACACCGGATGATTCGCTTAGTAGGGTTAACAGTGTGGAGTAATCAGGATGGGGACAGGTAAGGAATATGTTCTAACAGTCAATGGAGCTGTCTTGATGTTCTTTAACACTCAGAACGCAGTGGCAGCGGATTACCTGAACTTTATTGATGGGGTTACGAAGGCATTACTTAATGATTCTTGGCAGCTTGAAAAAGAAGCCAATTTGTCAGGGAAAACCATTAAGCATGCCAACTTTGAAACCTTTGGCTCGCTGGATGTTACAAATCCCAAAGATCCTCAATGAAGAAATTGACCCGAATAGTGCCAGCGCCACGTGCTTGATTGAGGAAATGCTGAACAACATCATCAGATACGTGGGTATTCCATTCGTCAAATTTATGATGTGGAAAATATGTTTCAAAGACGTCTTTAACTGCGGCTTCACCAGTAGAAATATCAGGGATCATCCCACACCGGGAAAGGCATTTAGCAATAAGCATTGATTTCAGCATTACTCAATTTTCTCTTTAGTTGTAGGGACTAAGAGAATACCACCGCCGCCTGAGGTGGAGAAGTAACCAGGCACACAATCGCATGAGCATTACACCGGATATATGGACAGCAGCTGTGTTACCACCGCTGGCGGCAAGGTAGTTAGGTCGCAGAGCCTGCGTAACGGCCCACGCGTCGTAAGGTGGTCAAATGTAGTGCTCAGCCGATTGTGATTTGCCAAAGAGCTAGCCTGTGCAATTGCAGCAGCCGGAAATAAGCGCCGGAAATCACATCCTTGTTCCATTGCTGTGCTGTGTCTTTAGCGGCTGCGCCTGCCAACACCAGATTAGGCCAGCCGCCCTTTTCACACAGAAGAGAAGTGCTCCGGGCGGGTTATCCCTTTAAACCCGTGCAGTATAAAGCCCCCGGATCGGAGTGCTTCTCTGTGTGTGGAGTAACTAAATAACAATTATCGGTGCGGTGATAATTGCTAATAAACCTATGTGGAGTAATTAACGTGAAACAAGCCCAGTTAAAAAATGCAATTATTTTTAAGGCAACTCTGCCTGAAGCTGAATTACTTTCAGGTCACTTAAATGAAGTTCTATTTACTGCCATTGCCGAGAATGAAAAGAGCCGTGTTGGTTTTATTCCAAATATCATCACTGGCGAGCTAGTCACGCCGTTTAATGGTGGGCTATCGGTTTCACTACGCATTGATGAAAAAATAATGCCATCTCATGTTATCAATAAAGAAGTAAACGAACGTGCTACTGTTATTGAATCACAAACAGGTAAAAAACTTAAAAGAGCAGAACGAAATGCCGTCAAAGATATCGTTATCTCTGAGCTGTGCAAAAAAGCATTTGTTAAAACTACTGTCATTAATGCCTATTATAATATCGAACATGCTTTTTTAATTGTTGCGACTGGTAGTAAGCCTTTCGCCTCCTTGTTTGTTTCCTACCTCGTCAAGGCGGTAGGCTCCATCAAGACTGAAACTATTCACATTAGTGATATCAAACATGGCCTCACCACTCGATTGAAAAGATTTACTAGCGACGAGAAAGATGCTTTTGACGGTTTCTATATTGGTGACTTTGTTCAGTTATCACGTAAAAGTGAGCAAAACGAAGTTATCAAATATGCCGCAGAAATTGACACTATAAAATCTGAACTCGCTGATAATTTAAATGATGGATTTATTGTTGACCAAATGTGTTTATGTACTGGTGACCTTTCATTTCTATTAACTGAAAACTTCCATTTCAAACGCATTAATACTCGTGATGATGTTGAATACGATGATGAGGATGATATTCCCTATCGTTGGAGACATGAAGCAGCAGTGCTTACTATTTTCTTGACTGATGTTATTAACCGACTGTGTATTTTGTTGAGTTATAAACCTACAGAAAAAGAATAATTAATCAAAGAATTACAAATCGCCCATTAATTGGGTGATTGGGTAACTGTTACCTAAATTCAGGCTGAGGATTACTTCATGAATCCGATTCAATTTATCAGCAAAAACATTACACAACAGCTTATGGATGAGGGTTATTCCTTACCGGTGGCTCAGGGGGGGCAAATGAAGCGGTTGACCTATATCGCCGTGCCTCTCAGCCAACTACCCGCAGTCGTGGCATTTACGACGATTGCCTAAAGGTAGCTCTCAATTACACAAAGATGAGCGGTGAAAAGGCTAAGCCGATAAAAACCGCCAAAAAGAAGAAAGCATAAACCGTGGAGTTAATTTAAATGTCATGCATAAAAACGTATCCAGATTTGCTGCATTTTGATTATGCAGATCCAAAAGAAAGCAGTATCAGCATTAACGATATAGCCCAGGGCCTTTCCAATGAATGCCGGTTCGCTGGCCATATCCCTTATTTTTATTCTGTTGCCCAGCACTCATGGTTGGTTAGCCAGCTTGTTAGTCCTGAATTTGCGCTGGAAGCACTGCTGCACGATGCAACAGAAGCATACTGCAAAGATATCCCCTCCCCTTTAAAACGCTTACTGCCCGACTATAAAGCCATTGAGCGCAGTATTGATTTGGTTGTCCGGAATAAATTTGGTCTTCCATCTGAAATATCACCAGAGGTTCACCATTTCGATCTAGTGATGTTGGCTACCGAGCGCTTAGAGCTGGATATAGATGATGGTGAGGTCTGGCCAATGTTGGCAGGAATTCCACCAGCTGATATTGCCATCTGCCCCATGTCACCTGGTCATGCCCGCGTTATTTTCTTGGCGCGCTTCAATGAGCTAACCGTGACCACCCAATCATGATGTACGGCCTGTTTTTACTCGTCTGCTACACCTTCCAGCCGTGCCAATACGAGCCGCAAGGCTACGTCTATCCGGATGATAAGAACTGTATAGCCGACATCCAGCAGCAAGGTCTGCCACCTGAATATGAATGCCTGCCAGTTGATGGCGTTCTCTATGCGAGGAAACAGTGATGAAACCAGATAACGATATCTGCAAATGCGAGTGCGGTTTTACATGGAAGCGCGGCTTTAGTGGCCATCATTATTGTGAACCACAGTACCAGGCAACCATTGCCAGCCTTGAAGTTGAGCGCGATGCAGCACTGAACTCCTGCACTCTGATTGCCGAGGCTTTGGGTATTACCGGCGCAATAGCAGGTGACACCATTACTCGGGTGCAGCAGCTGGTTGGCGAAAATGCAGCGCTAAAAAATGCTGTTATTTGGAATGATAGCAAGTTAGTTCAAGAGCCTCAGATTTCAGTTGGCACTAACCAAACATGCTGGATTGCTGCTGAGTATCAAGGTGCTGTTGAAGTTGTTTTTGCTCATTACATTAACCGCCCCTGCGATAACGACGAGCAGGAAGATCTGCCCGATTGGACTTATTACACAGAAGATGGCGATGTGCTTAATGCGGTTGGTTGGTATTTACAACGTGGTTTTGATGAGTATTACGAGCCATTACCAAGCTACATAACCGTTATCGCATGGTCTGCCATTGAGCGTCCAATATTCGCAACCAGCCTGAGTGGTGAACAGAATGCAAATTGAGAAAACCATTCTCGATATGTGCTGCGGCTCCCGTATGTTCTGGTTTGACCGTGCCGATCCGCGTGCTGTATTCGTCGATATCCGTGCCGAGAGCCATATCCTATGTGATGGTCGGAGGCTGGAGATAGCACCAGACCTAATTGCTGATTTTCGCCAGTTGCCATTTGCGGATAATACTTTCCAGATCGTCGTATTCGACCCGCCTCACCTTACCCATTGTGGGCCAGAGGGTTGGCAGGGGAAGAAATACGGCATCCTAAGTAAGTCATGGAAAGACGACCTAACCAAAGGCTTTGCTGAGGCGTTCCGCGTACTTCGGGCCGGTGGGGTTCTGATATTCAAATGGAATGAAGTGCACATCCCTACCCGAGACATTATCAAGCTGTCGCCGGTACCGCCGATATTTGGACACCCATCAGGCAAACGGGCCAATACCAACTGGGTATGCTTTCAAAAGCCAGGTGAGAATTTGATAGCCCAACTGGCAGCAGCAGAAGCACAGATAAAAGATATGAAAGAGGTTCTGTGCGGGATTCATAACACAGCTATCGCCCCCTGCGGCTCACGGGCTGGGATAGCAATTGCTGCAAAGCGAGCGGTACAGGGAGATGCATATGCCGAGTAAAAATAAGCGGGAATATCCAACGGAGATAACTAACGCGCAACTTAAGTATTTAATAACTGCATTTGAGAACAATATGGCTGAGTTTTACCCCGTTGGCCGCGAGGCTCAGATAGCGCGGGAGTTGCTATCACAGCGGGAACAGAATCTATCGTTAAGCCGTCAGCTAGATGTAATGACAGCTGCAGCTCAAGCATTGCGTGATGAGATGTATAAAGGGGATGCGAAACTTGCCGCTATTACAGCAGCCAAGCCCGAAGCATTACCGCGCCATATTTTCTCAATGCTGGTAAATGAATTGCGCGACGTGCCAACGATCGGCTGTAAGCGGGAATTAATTATTGGTGTATTAAATCGTCATGGTGTTATCGCTGAGCCGGTGCAGTGTGATCCACCAGCAACAGAATGATTTTAGTCACGGCCTGTGTGCGGCGGGCCTTTAAATAAACAGTGTGGAGGTTCGTATGATTAGTCTCGATTGCATCCCCATCAGTGCGTATTGCATTACCACTGGGGAGACGGTTGAAGCCATCAATAAGCGTGTTCAGCGTGGAGTATGGCGTGAAGGCAGGCAAGTTTTAAAAGTTGATGGTGTTAAAGAACGTTGGATTGATCTTACGGAGGTTTCAAAGTGGGCGAGAGGGGATCGGCAAAGCTCCCAAGGGGCATAACTGTTCGTAGCCATAAGGCTGGGCAGACAATAAATATCACCTTCACATATAAAGGGGTTAAATGCCGTGAACCCCTTTCTAACATCGAAGTGACACCCAAAAATATCAAATATGCTGAAAGGCTATTGGGTGAGATCCACAACAGAATAGAACGAGGCACCTTTAATTATGCTGACCAATTTCCTCGGTCGGTACGATTAAAGGTGTTTGGTAATAATCAAAGTTCAAAGCACATTAAAACGTATCTGAATGAATACATTATAATTTGTGAAAACCGCAAATTATCACCAGGCACAATTGCCGGTTACAAGAAGTGCATGAATGCCCTATCCAACCTACATGAAGTTAATGTCTCAGACCTTACGCCCGCAATGGTTAAAAATTGGATACAAGGCCAAAAGGTAGCGCTGAAGACTATCCGCAATAGACTATCGTTCTTAGGCTCCGCGATAGATGAAGCAGTAACTGATGGCTTACTACCGGCTAATCCTGTTTCGCTTGTTTCTGCATCTCGCTATCAAGGTGAAAATGTCAGATTAGAAAGTGAATATGTGGTTGATCCGCTTTCACCTGATGAAGCGAAAGCCATTCTATCCACGGCGATGAATGCTCAATGGGAAAACCTGTTTAGATTTGCTTTGCATACCGGAATGAGAAGTTCAGAACTATGCGCAATAAGGTGGCAAGATCTCGATCTCGTCGGCAATACAGCCCATGTAATAACGGCAAGTGTAGAGGGTGTGATCAAGGGGACTAAAACTAAAGCAGGACGAAGAAAAATAGAATTAGACTCCGAAGCATTACTGGCCATCAAGAATCAGAAGCCCTTTACCTTTATGCTTAATGAGTTTGTTTTTCATGATCCAAAAACGAATGAAGCATGGGCTGGCGCTGATGCGATCAGAAAAAAAGCATGGGTGCCAACCTTGAAAAAGGCTGGTGTCCGGTACCGGAATCCATATCAGACAAGGCATACGTTTGCCACGATGCATATTAGTCAGGGAGCAAATCTCTTCTGGCTAGCTGGACAGATGGGGCACAAAGGACCGGAGATGCTTTTCAGGCATTATGGTTCTTTCCTGAAAGACTACAATTGCCTAATACAAATAAACCATAAGAATCATAAAGATAAATAAATTGGAATATTTTTTGGAATATTTTGTTGTTCATTTTGTGGTTGTAATTTATACTCAAATTGACATTTCACAGCAAAATACACAGGATTCCCAGCATGGCATTAATCACAAAAGAAGAAGCTCATTCAATCTGTAACCCCTATTATCATGTATTTACATCAGTTTTTGATAACGTATGGAAAAATTGGTTACAGAATGATGTTGCTCATCGGATTATAGATAAAAGAGTCCGTGCTGCTATTCTACGTAACGATGCTCTTTATTTTCTTAAAGATGAAATCGAAACAAACAACCTAGACGGCATCAAATATATTAAAGTCCCTCATCAGATCGGCTTTCTTATCTTAGATAAATATTTTGTAAGGATTAAGAAAGGTGATAAAAGTTTCCGCTCAATGAATTACCCAACCCAGAGTGCCCTAGATTTTCATAATCCCAATGTTGATCTTTATGGGGGCCTCATTCGCCTTGAGCTATTGTATATTCTTAGTGACGACGGTGTAGGAATTGATAAAATTGTACTAACACAGCGAAATCGAAAGTGCGTAGCATGGGCTATCGATTTAACGGTTGCTAATGTTAATGAACTGCCTATATACAATCGTGAACTGGATGTTGAAGTTGCTCAATCGACAAAACGCGCAACACCAGCCAAGACAGTTATAAGGTCAAGACGAGCAAAAAAGAAAGAAGCGAAGGTAGCAAATGAACGGGGAGATTAAGTCAATAACCGCTGTACGCCCAGAGATGATAGAGCTCCGGCGCAGAATGCTTGGGATCAGCCAAAAAGAGCTGGCAACTCGCATATCTGTTTCTCAAGGGACTCTTTCAAAAGTTGAGCAAGGACTTAAGCAAGTTACAGACGAACAATTAAGTAGCCTCTCGATAGCATTATCGTGTCCTATTGATTTTTTTATGATTCCGGAGCGTCTCTACGGTGGGCCGGTAAGCGTTAGTCCCATGTATCGTAAGAAGGCATCAGTCGGAATTAAAGTTTTAGATAGGTTAATCGCTGAAGTAAACGTACGCATAGTTCACATTCGAAAACTTTTGCAATTCGTTGATTTTGAACCAGAATATGAACTTCCTTATTATGACCCTGAAGATTACCAAGATGATATAGAGCAAATTGCTAAAAATGTTAGAAGGTCTTGGTATCTTCCGCGTGGGCCGATAAAAAATTTAGTAGAGGTACTTGAGCGGGCTGGGGTCATTATTGTTGACTGCGACATGGAAGATACTGGCTTATCCGGATTAAGTTATAACTTGCCTGGCATGCCACCATTAGTTTTTATTAATAAAAATCTTCCTATGGACAGGTACCGTTTTACTTTAGCTCATGAGTTAGGCCATTTAGTGATGCATAAAGCACCAAGTCACACCATGGAAGATGAAGCAAATACGTTTGCGGCTGAATTTCTAATGCCAGCCAGTGATATTTTAGGTCACCTACGCGATATTAACATTGAAAAAGCTGCCTACCTCAAACCCTTTTGGAGAACATCAATGGCGTCTTTGTTATATAGAGCAAAAACGCTTAAGACGATAACTTCCGGGCAAAGCGATTGGATCTGGAGACAAATGTCTATTAAGGGCTATAAGATTGATGAGCCTGTTAAGCTTGATGCGAATGATGAAAAACCTACATTACTTAATGCAATTATTGAACATGCAAAGGATGACCTTGGTTACAATCCTGCTGAACTAGCAAGCATTTTTAATCTTCATCTACCTGAAGTAAATCAGCTTTACAATTTTGGAAATCATAGTCACTTGCGTGTAGTTTCCTAACAACTAAGGACTGCGGACATACTATAAATGAGCCGCACAGGATACGCGCCAGAAAAATAATAAAAATAAACATTCCATAACAATAAGTTAGGGAATTACGGACGCGGGTTCAAATCCCCCCAGCTCCACCAAATGTTAAACCGGTTATTACCAGATAAGTCCGGTGAAGTACGAAGAGCCCGCATCCCACCTAGGTTTGCGGGCTTTTTTGTGTCTGTAGTAGTCCAAGGATATCCGCCTGAAGCCAGAGACAATTGGTATACAAATTGGTATACGCTAAGATAGATACCAATGGACGTATACCAATTAAGGGAAGAACCATACATGGCAAGGACAACACGCCCACTCACCCATACCGAAGTGCAAAAAGCAAAAGCCACTGACAAAGACCTAACTCTCCATGATGGAGATGGCTTATTTTTGTTAGTCAAAACTACCGGCAAGAAAATCTGGCGTTTCCGCTATCAACTTCCCAACAGTAGTAAACGCACAATGGTAAGCCTCGGTGCGTACCCTGCACTCTCTTTGGCTGATGCCAGAGAGGTACGAACAGAGAAACTGGCAATGTTAGTGCGAGGGGTTGATCCGCAAGCAAGAGCTGATGAGGAAGCCGAAAAACTCCAGATAGCTGAAGAGAGTATTTTCGTAAACGTCGCCCGCAAATGGTTCGAGTTGAAAGAAAGCCACGTTAGTGCCGCCCATGCGAAAGATATTTGGCGTTCTATCGAAAAAGACATCTTACCCAGCATAGAGAATGTCCCCGTTCAAGAACTCAAAGCTCGCGCCCTGATTCAGGTATTAGAACCCATCAAAGCACGCGGAGCATTAGAAACAGTCCGGCGGTTGGTACAACGTATTAACGAGATAATGATCTATGCAGTCAATGTAGGTTTGATTGATGCCAATCCTGCATCGGGTATTGGCAATGCTTTTGAAAGGCCTAAAAAGCAGCATATGCCCACCATACGCCCCGAAGAATTGCCTAAACTTATGCGCACCATAGCCATGAGTAATCTCTCGATACCAACCCGCTGCTTGCTTGAATGGCAATTATTGACACTGATACGTCCTGCGGAGGCGTCAGCAACAGCCTGGTCAGAGATCGATATTGAGAATAAGCAGTGGTGTATACCGGCAGAACGTATGAAGGCAAAGCGCGATCATATCGTTCCGCTGTCAGATCAAGCACTAGAAATACTCGAAATCATGCGTCCAATCAGTGGCAATCGTCAGTATGTATTCCCTAGCCGTAATGACCCGCGTAAGCCAATGAATAGCCAGACAGCCAATGCCGCATTGAAACGTATTGGTTATGGAGGGAAGCTCGTTGCTCACGGTTTACGTTCTATCGCCAGTACAGCCATGAATGAGGCTGGGTTTAATGCTGATGTGATTGAGGCTGCGCTAGCGCATAGTGATAAAAATGAAGTTAGACACGCGTATAATCGTTCAACATATATTGAACATCGAAAAGAATTGATGATTTGGTGGGGAAAAAAGATTGCAGCTAAATAGGCTAATTTTTACTTATATTTTTTGGGGAGCTTGAATATGGATTTTATAGATGTGTTCGATTTTGCTGTAAATCTTTGGACACAAGATGGTGTGGAAAAATCAATTGAAAACTCATCACCAGATTGACCCTACCACCTATATCTGGCGCATATTTGGGGGTCACAAATTTTCCGAACCGAGCTGACCCCTATTTTGCCCCCCAGTGGTGATAGCTGGTAATGGACGTAAAAATACCAGAATGGAAAAGTGGCCCCCTACGGTGACTTGATTTTCATACTAATGGTGTGAAGGCCGGACTCGAAAAATAAACACAACTCTTTGTAAGATAAGTTTATTTTTAAACTTTAAAATGTGGTAGATCACGTTTTTGACCCCTTGAGAGTTTTGTGTCTTTTCAGCATTGGGATTTTTGAGGCCAACGAAAGGATCTGACGTGTTATATTTTACCTGGCTCGTTACCACCCTGCGGCTCAATAAGTACCACACCAAGTTGATCAGCCTCTTGTTCTATCACGTCCATCACCGTTTCTGACTCAAGCACCCTTTCAGATTCAATATCAACCCCAAGTTGCTCTGACCTTACCCTGTCGCCAAAAAGCATTACAGCAGTGTCACCATGCTGTTTAGAAGACCATTGTAAGCCCTGTGCAGCAGGATAAGCCTGATGTATTGCTACAGAGTATTCACGGGTGAACACATATTGATCCGCCGATGAATCCAAAATATCGGCCCTTTTCACGCCCATTTTTCGTAATGTCTTTGGATTGAGATCAACAAGATGCAAATCTTCACTGGGTTTCACTGCGGAATGCACCAATCCCTTTAACTTGCCTAAATCATATGGCGCACCGGCAGAATCGGGGGGCAGGTCATGAAAAATAGTTTCCATTACCGCAACATTGGTACTCACTCCACCGTATAGAGTGGATACACCATTATCCATCGGACTAAATCGTGCATTTCCTTTGCCTGGATTGAACTGAGTAGCGGTAAACTCCGCCGAATGTATCCGGTAGATAAGCTTCCCAGCAATCCAGGTGGTGAAGTTCACTTGTAAATCGGCCTTGGGTACAGGTACTTTTCTGACAACATTATCCTTGTCGTCTGAATCAGCCATGAGCCCCTCCCTCTGCTTCAGCCTGTGCTGCTAGCAAAACTTGCTTTGGCATAGTTGCCAGCACATCTTTTGGTTTTTTCCCACCTAACCAACTGTTTTCAGAGCCAAACCATATAGCTAACCCCCAAGGTGTTTTCTTTTCACCTAACAGGGATATCACTTGCTTAACCACTGGGATAGGGCGGAACCCTTCATCTAATGCGTATTCAGGGTATTTGTCTTTTCCATTAAGCTGAAGTGCAAAAATCCGGCCAGCAGACTTCCAGCGGTTCGGCCCTGCACTGGGGTTAGTATTTTTAAAATTTGCCTTTTCTGATAATTCACGCGCGGTCAGCCATACGGAATCTGCAAGTATCCTGGCATTAAGCTGTTCACGGCGCTGAGCGTTACGCGCTGCACGAGCCTGCTTATCTGCCCCATCAACAGCCTCGTTAACCGACTTAACAGCCGATGGGAGGCTTGCCGCTTTACTCTTTTTCGCTACCGGAGCAAGTTCAGGCATAGAGGCCAGCACTGCGTTCATTGCCGCACTCATCGCCACCTCTATTGTTTTATTAAAGTCTGAATGACGGCCTTTCACATTCCCCAAATCAATGACCAAATACTCAGAATCAGCATGCGTATTGAAGTTATGCAGCTCGTTCCCACTCAGGGTCTTAATTTCATAAGGGAATTCTTTACGCCGCACGGTGTTCACTCTACTCGGCATCACTCACCTCGTCGCGCAAATGGATATATCGGTTATATCCATTATATACTGCGTGAGTGATTTGTCACCAGACTTGATTGGAATGTAGGTTCTTGGTTATAGATAGGTAGCTTATTTCACACAAGAAACACTATTCCTATTCCCCACAACTCTCTTGGCGTTCTGCGGCTCTCCCCTGGAAATTCCCTATTTATCAGGATTCTTGGCTAATGTTGTAGATGTCATCGAAATATAAAGTCCCTTTCTCGAATATCTTGTCATTTCTTTGCGCCATATCGTTTGTGATCGCATCACTTACAGGTATTATTTTGCGATACACATTCTAAAAATTGATTCTGCGACAGTGCATGCTGCATTGTCTGGCCAAAATAGTTCTACTTTGGGGCTCTCAAGATACATTTTGCAACCAAAGCAATATAGCGCCCCGCCCCTCTTCATTACTCTTCCTTATTACAGCTTCCAATAACTTGCAGCTATCTCATTCTTGCCGTAATTTCCCCCATGTAAACTCGCTGTCGATGACAGCCGCCAATGTTTCCAGTATCGGGATTGATACCAATGACCTGAGAGAAACGCCTTCGGGTGGTCATAAAGCCAAAGTCATATGGAATGGAGTGTGGTCTGAGACTGACGCTTTCGAGCGACCACAACATGCTGTCTAAGCTTTAGAAAAACGTTATACCGTCATACATCCGTCAACCCTTGAGAATGGGTGTCACCCATGTGGGTGATTAGGGCTTACTTCTACTAACGAAATGGCTAATAAAGAGCATTTCCTGACCAAGCGGTATTGCCTGTCTAGGATACTGTCATGGGTTATCAACCAAGCAAATAACTCGCCTCAGTAGAGCAACGGCCTTCGAAACTGCGGCCCTACCAGTGATGGCGCTGTTATTTGCACACTTAACGCAAGATTGCATCACTACATCTAAAAACTCCTTATACCTCAATTTCTGGTGCGTATTAAACGCCGCTGGCTGCGCTCTGCTATGCCGCAAGGCATCTGCAAGCGCTGGCTTTGCTGCGTGTGGCTCGTGGCGTCACTTTTACGTGTGAAAGTGACGCCACAGCACAACCCCGCCTCAGCCGTTGAGATAAGCGACTTCACCAACGCGTCATGCATCTGACACCGCTTCAACACGTCAGATCGACCACTTTTACCGGAGTTTGAACCGATACCGAGGCAGGCCCACAGCCTGAGGGGATGACCTGCAATCGCAGGAGGCTGCACCGAGTGCATCACCTATACCCCGCAATACCTCAACTGCTGCCCGCTCTGGCGCACAGGTATCGTTCAAGGCAGATAACCTGCCATTCCCCATGCGCCAGAGAAATGCAGCTCGTTGACATTGTTTGGGAGAAGTTCGCTATGAGTAAGTTAAGCCGTGAGATGAAAATACTGGCTAAGCAAGCTGGGGGGAGCCATAAAACCGTTCATGACCGTATTCGAATTATGGACAGATTTAGCCGACATTTACTGGCCCTCAATATTCAGGTGCGTGATGTTAAACACCTAAAAGCAAAGCATGTTGAAAGTTATATTGCTGACCGTGTTTCACAGGGGATCGCCAGCCGTTCTCTCCATAACGAAATGGCGGCATTGCGTACCGTTTTCCGATCCGCTGGCCGGGATAAAATCGTCTTGTCGGAGCGCTTGACCAACAAAGCATTGGGATTAGGGGGAGCCAGCCGTGCCGGCACCAAATTCGCCGTCCCTGAGAAGGTCTATCAAACCGCCCTGCGCACCGCCCAGCAGCAGGACAAAGGATTCGCCTGCGCCCTGCAACTGGCCCGTTTGCTGGGGTTGCGTTCACAAGAGGCGGTGCAATGTGCCAACTCGCTGAAAACATGGCAAAAGGAGCTTGAGCAGAACCGCGCTACATTAACCGTGGTGTTTGGCACCAAGGGCGGCCGCTCACGCGAAACCCGCATTCTGGATCGTGAAGCGGTGAAACTGGCCGTCAAAGAAGCACAACAGGTTGCAGAAACACGCGGCGGCAAACTCATTGATAAACCTAACCTGAAAACCGCCATGAATTTCTGGCGCTCCCATACCACCCGCCTGGGGCTAACCGGACACTACTCCCCCCACAGTCTGCGCTATGCCTGGGCGCAAGAGGCTATCAGTTATTACCTCGCCGCTGGGTTTACCCGCATTGAAGCCAGAGCATTGGCCTCAATGGATCTGGGTCATGGTGATGGCCGTGGCCGCTATGTTGAACGCGTTTATACCCGCAAGGAGGCGTAACCATGTCAGATATTAATTTGATCCGCTTACCTGAAGTGATTGAGAAAATACGACTGAAGAAATCATCAATTTATCATTTGATTAGCCTCAACCAATTCCCCCGCCCAATAAAGTTAGGGCCACGTTCAGTTGCCTGGGTTGAAAGTGAAGTCGACGAATGGGTCATTATCAGACTCAACCAACGCGAGGAGGGTCGCGACTAATGATTTTTTATTTTTTTCTGGCGGGCGCTTTGCAGTATAATCTCGGTGCTGCGGCAAAATCCGTAGCCGGAATTGGCGTTCCGAACCCTTTGACGGTATCCAAATACATACACAGAATGTACTTGGATAATGTTCGTGCACACCTGTTGTCTATGGTAGTCCGGGCAAGGCTTTCGAAAGGAAGGCCGGGATCCGTTAGGGCCGGTACGCCAACCTTGTTCGGGCTACCACCCAATGGGCTTGGCGTCTCTGGGGGTAGCTTAATAAATACCCTAACGGAGGCGGCCCAATGGCTACTACCCTTCACTGTCTGTACCCGCAATACGTTCGTACCCATCCGGGGGTGCGCTATGCTTGACTCTCCCCCACTCACGCTTGAAGAAATTGTCGACCACTGTCGTGCACTGGTACGGGCAATGCTCGAAATTACCGACCTGACAACCAAAGAACTGCTGCTGTTTATTCTGGCTGAACGGCTGGATTTGCTACAACTGATGCTGGATGAAGCACCGCATGCAGAGGAGGCTAACCATGAGTAGGTTTGTTTCCAACATCGTGCGTGCATCACAACACCACTGGGGCAGCATACTGTCGTCGTTAGCCATCCCGATACCCGGCATCAACAAACATGGCCCTTGCCCGGTCTGCGGAGGTAAAGACCGTTTCCGTTTTGATGATAAAAAAGGACGAGGGACGTGGTTCTGCAACTATTGCGGCCATGGCGATGGTCTGGATCTGGTCACTCTGGTACGACAATGTGATTTGATTCAGGCCGCCAGAGAAATCTCCCGTTTAACAGACTTAACCCCAACACCGCCCGCCAAAGAAAGAACTGAACCGCTCCCACACACCGACATCATACAAAGAGTCACCGCCCTGCTGGCAACCTGTACACAGGGAACCAGTGATTACCTGTTGCATAAGAAACTAGCTTATCGGGGATTTTTAATGCCCGCCAACAGCGCTAAAAATATTGGCGGGGTGCATTTTAATGCGGGCAGCATGGTGCTGCCATTGGTAGATTTGAGCGACAAAACTACCGGTGCGCTGTTAATCAACCCTAGGGGAGAAAAACGCTTACTGCCCGGCTCGCGGATTAAATCATCATTTATCCCCATCACCCATCATGCCCTGTCACAAACAATCATCATTACTGAAGGTTTTGCCACCAGTCTGGTCATATCACGATTTGTTGCCGCCACGGTGGTGGCCGCTATCTCGGCCATTAATCTGACCCATGTTGCCGTGGCATTGCGTGGACGTTATCCCGATGCGCAGATTATTCTCGCGGCGGATAACGACGTAACAGACTCTGACCACAATCCCGGCAAGCAACTGGCGGAACTCGCCGCACTCGCAGTCAATGGGCTGGTGACCCTGCCCCCCACCGGCGATAAGGCTGACTGGGATGATTATCGCCAACAGGTCGGAACGGACACCGCCCGTATCGAGTTTTTCCGCCAACTCTACAATCCCAAGGAATGGATATGAAAATGCCGCTCACTTTGATTGACAATGAACCAGTGCAATTTGCTACCAACCTGCCATTGCGCAAAGGTTCCGACGGTTATAACACCCCGCAGGATTACAATATCAAGGGCCATTTGCCGAGCAATACGCTGGCCAGTATTTATGGCCCCAGCGGCTCATATAAATCCTTTCTGGCTGTCTCATGGGCCTGCCATATCGCCACCGGTAAGCCGTGGGCCTCGCGGCGTGTGACGCAAGGCTCGGTGGTCTATATCGTTGGCGAAGGCGGCATTGGCGTACCACGCCGTATCCGTGCATGGGAAATGGAGTTTAACGGTGGTACACCGATTGAATCGCTATACCGCATTGACTGCCCGGTCTTTCCCGCCAGCCCGGAGAGCGTCGAACAGGTGATTAAAGCCGCTCAGGACGTCACCGCACAAACCGGCTCACCGGTGCGCCTGATTGTGCTGGATACGCTGGCCCGCTGCTTTGGTGGCTCCGACGAGAACGCCGCCAAAGATATGGGGGCGTTTATTCAGGGCTGCGATTTTATCAAGGCAGAAACCGGCGCGACGGTGCTGGTTATCCATCATTCCGGCAAAGATTTGGATAAAGGCGCACGCGGCTCCAGTGCCTTTCGTGCGGCGTTAGATGTCGAATTCAATGTGCGTCGTGAGGGCGAAGGCGGCGCACTGGTGCTGAGTTGCACCAAAATGAAGGATTCAGAAGAACCTAGCACACGGGCCTATGACCTCTCGCCGCTCAATCTGTATATCGATAACGATGGCGAAGAAGTTAACTCATTGGTGCTGTGTGATCGGGGGCGTGAAGTCAGCGATGAAGACTCACCCTATGAGGCCGAACTGGCGGGTATTCAGCGCCTGACGGCCAATCATATCGCGCTGTGGCAATCTATCCGCTCCCGTACCGCCAGTGGTGAAGCCTGTACAAAATCGCTGGTGAGGGATGATATGCGCGGCATGGGTTTTGATGTTGCGAAGAAATTTACCCGCTGGCTCGACAAGCTGGAAATTGATGGGTTGATTCATATTGACGGGGAGAATATCTGCCCCAATTCATTAAGCAATACAGCAAGAAACTAACCGGGGGATAAAGTGGGAACCAAGTGGGGGAACATAGATTTTTTAATAAATTTAGCCCCGAATCCCCCACTTCCCACTTACCTATACACACTAAATGGGGGAAATAGAGCAAACCCGCGCCATGACTGGGCTGAGAGCACCGAGCCAAAAACCAGGTGGGGGAACAAGTGGGGATCAGTTAAGTGGGGGAAATGTGGGGGAAGGATTTTGGCTTGGTGCTGGTTTTATCACAGGTACATAACGATGTTTTGGCTCTCGACTTTACCTTGACCAGCCAACTAATGGTTAATAACAATATAAATTAGTTACTAACCTTCTATAAGGATCCCAAAAGATGATAATAACTCGGTAAACTTCCGATACTAAATACATCCCACAATACAAATTAAAATATTATATAGTTTAATAAACTAATAATTTAACCAGAAGTTAAATGCATGCAAGTTTTTTAATATAACAGTCCTAACAGTGAAATCATCACTTAAATAAATATATTGCAAGATAATATACCTTAGAAACAATTAGCTAAACCGCTATTTATATTTTTTAGCAGTAGGGTAAAATAATTCTACAACTCAGTATGATGAGGTGCAAAGATATGCCAACTCTTAAGCCTGGTACTATTCTTCCAACCCCAGAGGAAGACAAAGAGATCAGAAAAGCCGTTGCTACCGATCCTGACGCGAAGCTGCTTGAAGATCCAAACATCAAGCTTGTTTCTTTTAGTGAGCTGAAGAAAAAGAAAAAAATGGGACGCCCCACAAAGGCAGATCCTAAAATCGATATACGCATGCGCTCTGATATCGTTGAAAAAAACAAATATATACACAATATTATGATGTGAATTAGTCACTTTACAGTAAACACTCGCGCCAAATTATTTCTGCACAAAGGACACCTCAAAATGTCCTTTGTAAAGAGATAACTCCACGATGCTACAAGCTACCCTACCAACATGGTTGAATAGAGTGCCACCAGAGCAAAATTTGAGTGGCATGGTAGATCACCGTACCACTGAAGATATGAGAGCCAATTGGACAGACAAAGCCAATATTGCAGACAAGTACAGCTGTTATTACAACTCATCCTGTTTATTGGCCGTCACGAGCGCTTAGCGAAGGCTGTTCCAGTTCAGTCAGCGTGTTCACCCGCCTTCTCCAGTAGTGAAATAAGACCATGAATAAACCGAATCTCAACCCAGCAATAAAACTGATCTAGTAACACCATTGATATGCTGTAACCCTCAGTATTATAAATTGTAAGCCACAGGAATAAGCTCCAGCCCCTCTTGTTAAACCAAGCGAAATCTAATCTGATAGTCGCCTTTGTGCTGTGAGTTCAACCGATGGATGCAACACATTGGTTAAAACGCTCTGCGGGTGATTCATAGTCTAG